GTCGTATACTTTCTTTACTTTCTGACCGCTTTCTATTACTACCGCAGGTTCTAGTTGATAAGATGATCTTAAAGATTTTTCTACATCAACATAAATGTCTTGAGAATTAAATGTTTTTCCATAACGACGACCAACAAATCCCGACAATCTTTCTAAAGTACCGGGTTGGACTAACGCATCTAGCGTAGTTGAAAGAAACTTATCATTAGTACTTGTTTTAAAAATATCAGGAAGTAGATCAACGGTTCTTCTTACTGGTAGTTCGCTTTTTTTGAAAATTTTATTTGACATTATTTTGCTGTCCTAGTTACAACCTGACTATTCAAAAGATTTAATTCTGTAGCTGTAATATTGTATAATATTTCAATACTATCCACTGTAGCAGCACTTACTAGAATTTCATCTGGCTGAGCTCTTATTTCTGATAAACTTCCGTACGCTTGATTTTCTTGTTTTGGTACTAACGCAATATTACTAATATTAGGAGAATTATTAGAAACAATATAAGTGATCAATTCGCTAGCAAAAAATCTATCGCCAAAATCCCAATTGCCTACATCAAAAAATTCATTGATACTATTAATTATTCTCACTTTGAGATCGTTATCATTTATAACTCGGTTAGGATTTTTTACAACTTTAAAAATTGCCTGAAACTCTGGACTTGCCTTGTCCCCAAATAAAGGAAAATATTTTACAGGATGATAAACTATTTCATCGCTGATAGATTTAATTGGGCCGAGCGTAGATCCAAATTGTATGCTTAAACTTTCAGAAGAGGGCTCTGCAGGTTTAGTTGGTAAACCGCCAGTGAGCCATAATCGATAGTTGTCATCATACGACCTAGTTAAAAGATATATGTCAATAATATTACTGACACTAGGGTCAATTCTTCTATTTTCACTGGCATTATGAATGTATTGAAATTTTAAATTATCTCTACCGATATATCCTACATAACTAGGTTCTAGGACAAAAGAACGAGTTATAAGGTCAACTTTTTTAATTAAATTTTCAGCCCTATCATAAAAATAAATTAATTGGTTATGATCGTAATCATTAACGTTAGCATTAACTTCTTTGTCTACAATAATAAACTTGTTATTAACATTTGGAATATAATTAAAGACATCAAATCCATTCTCATCTTGCACTTGTTGGAAAAACACATATTTGTTATTGATATTAGATCCTACTATTTCATCAAATGAATCAGGATTGTCTATAACTCCGTCGTTGTCGCTATCATAGAACGATATCTTAACAGAATCGGAGCTCTTATAACCGTCTTGAAACCTCACAGAATCAGCTATCTCAAAAGATATATCATCTTTTAGTGTTTGCTGCCTGTCCACTATTGCTAATACGTCTGCTACGGAAAATAACGGATTTACCTGTCTTAAATTTACTATTTCGTTGGCTATTTCTGTATTGCTTAATATAGAACTTAAAGGCGAAGTATTAATGGCCAATACTTTAACTTGATCTTTAATTACGGTTCTAGCACGACTGTCGTATACTTTTTCGCCTCTATCAAAATAAAATCTGTTTTGTAAAATGCTAGAAAAAATATATTCTGTACCTCTTACTCTAACTCTATATTCATCACCGTCATAAACAAATGCCACAATCCACGAGGTGTCAACAGCTTCGTTGCTGGTATTACCAGCTTGTCCTAAATTAAAATCATTTTCTAAATCGATGTTTGTAGAGCTTATTACTTTCCACATACCATCTAATACATCGTATCTTAAACCAAACGTCTCAGAACTAAATGTTAGATTTAAAATTTCATTTTCAATATCTGTTGGCAATGTTGTTACAAATTTAGCTACTACTTGACTAGGCAGAGATCCTGTGGGAATATTTTCACTATAGGTTATAGGCCCTTTACCCGAACTTAGATTTCCCTTTCCAGCATTGGTTCCGTCGCCTATTAATTTAACAACTTTAGTCCATATAAATTTTTTATGATTGGCATTTGAAGGATCATAGTTAACTATTTCTCCGTTATAGAATGCTTTGTCTGCCGAAGGTGGAATAAATTTAATGAGACTTCCTAGCTCTATATATTTTAAATTACTGCTTGTATAAGATCCAATTTTGATAGGAAACGAATCAAATACGTTTCCAAAATATCCAGTTGATGCGTTTTCTTCTGTAGTAGATTTAATCCATTTGACATTCACGTCAGCTGTAAAAATTTTATCAAAATTTGTAAGATAAAAATTATACGTTTGAAAAGAGCTCAGTGCTGGTTGAACTATATTTCTTATAAAATTTAAAACTGTAGCAGAATTAGTATATTTGAAAGAATAATATCGTTCTTCGTCTTTTCTATAAATTAATCCGTCATCGGCAAAAATGTTTATTTTAGAATATTTTCCAGAAGCGTCGATGATATCAAAATTTCTACTAATGCCACTGCTAGTTCTATTAATGGCTTTGACTTTTATTACTTCCTGCGAGCTTGACAATGGAGCGATATTATAATCTTCTCCGGTAATCATCCTGTTTTGAGTGTAGTACAAAGCCGGAGCTTTAGATCTAATAGAATCTATAGTCTCCGATGATGAAGCGTTGTCAACAGTATATTCTAAACTTAAAGTTATTGATAGACTGTGTTGAGTTCCACGTTTATTAATGTAAGGAACTGATATAGTAATTGCCTTCATTTCTGAAGGATTTACAACATAACTTTGACCGTTGCTTACTCTATAATAAAATCTAAAAGTTCCTTGAGGTAATTTTCCATACACCCCGTCTGAGAATTGTAAATCTACAGCATCGTTAGCTTGTGTGATTACTGAATAAACATTTCTTTGATTATTACTTAAACTATTAAAAACAATGTTGTTTCCAGCAACTGATGAAACTTCTGTCCAAGCGTTTGTGATATTACTTGAACCATCAATAGAATATAACCACACATCATCATTATTAATATTTTGAGTAGTAATAGAAACTATTTCATTTGGCGTTGGGCGAGATATACTGAAATCCGCACTTTCTAATGTTCCTTGTTTAAACATCATGAAGAATCCAGTATTATTACTTGCTGTACCTTTGCCGTCTTGTCTATAAACAAATCCTACTTGTCGACTTGGAACTGGTGCTTCTTCAAATATAAAATCTCTAAACTCAGCTAGTCCTGTACTAACTAGTTCAAACCCTATAGATCTGCCAGCTACAGATTTGCTGAAGGAAAAAATTGGCAGTCCAGAACTAAAAGAATTGAGTCTATACTGCTCTGTTCTAATTCCATCTATAATTTTATTTGATTGTTCTTTTCCAAACTCAACGTTTGGTATCATAGCAGCATTTAAAATTGATATAAATTGCTCATACCAATTAGAGTTTGCTGGATCGTTCCATACAATAATTTGATTAGATAGATTTGTTCCGTTGCTATCAACTAGCCCTTCTGTTGTTGAAACAGATTCAAATTTTAACAACCCCGACGCAGATTTGTTCCTCTTGGCGTTGTAAGACAGCATTCTAGCTAGACGTAATACACTTTCTTTTCTATCAGCTAATTCAATAAAATTTTCTCTGCTGTTTAAGTCAATCCTAAATGCTAGGCTCTGCCCTAGAAAAGCTATCAGATCTATTAATGCTACGTATTCGGAACTTTCTATAAAATCGTTGAAATCTTCTGGATAATTTTCTTTGATATAGTTAATCATTACCCTGCGAAGGTTTTCAAAGTCGTAACTTTGAAAATCCGCATTACGGAAAGTTTGATAAATTCTAGTCCAGTCTTCAGCTAAAATTAGGTTATTTTGTCTAGTAGTTGTAGTCATCTAATGTGTCCTGTGTAATATTTATTTTTTTTAAAATATACGCATATTATCTTAGAATCTTGGAATATCGGTTCGATTAAAGGCAATAAACATTTCTTCTGTAATATCAAATTCTATATACTTAAGATCAGCTTCAATTCTTATTCCTTGCTCATTAGGGACAACTGCTATACTTTTAACTTCAATTCTAGGATCTGCTTTAAGTATTCTTATAACATCATCCTCTATTACCTTGATATTATTATCATTCATCGGTTCATATATCATAGACCAAATTATAGTTCCAAATTCTGGGTTTTCCATCTTTTCGCCTTTTTTAATATTAAAGGCGTTCATGATATCTTGTTTGACAAGATCTATATCATATAATTTAAATTTTTGTCGAATAGCCCTGCTGCCAAATCCCTTGTAAGCAATGCCTCCGCTGATCCTATCATTTCCAGTTGACGCTTTGATCGAATCAACTTTTTTTACATTATAAATTTTATTAGACATTTTTATTCCTTATTTTATGTAGCGGGCGGAAGAGCTTGACGAGTTTCTCTATCAGTCTTTTCTAACGCACTCTCTTGAGGATTTACATTTTCATGTTTGTACCACGGCTCGTGCATAGGCATACGTTTCATTATGCTTTGTACCAGATTAAATGATTGATATCTTGTTTGAGCATATTTTTGCGAAGCATCAACTACTTCGTTAGGATGAAGTTTGATCCGTTCCTCTTTTACAATACGCTCCGCTAATATCGGAGATTGAGCAGGGGTTGCTGGATCACATTTAATTTCTATGCGTTCGGCGTATTGTACATGCTTACTACCGCTTAAAAAATGACTGTCTGTTCCTGCTGTTGAAAATATACTTGTACCAGCTGTTAGATGACTGTTACCAGCAACTTTAATTTTTTGATCAGACCCAACAGTTAATTCTAGGCTTTCTCCTACTGTTTGTAATAATGATCCCTCAAACACATTTTGTATTTCTCCGCCAACATAGTTGTTAACGGTACCGCCAATATACGATGAAAAATCTTTTTCAATATCTTGGGTGTAATTTTTTTCAGCACGGACATTAATATTACGTCCAGCTTCTAAATTAATATCTCTATCTGCTCTAAAATTAAAATCTCCTTGAGTATGTATACTCACAGAATCTGCCGCAAAGATATCAATTTTTCCGTTACTGGTTAATTCAATCCACGATGTTCCTCTTGAATTTCCTATGTAAATTAAATCTTCAGAGTTATGTAATAGTATCTGGTGACCTGTTCTAGTTCTTACTCTAAAATATTCGCTGATGGGAATTCTAACATCGCCTTTTTCTCCCTTAAGAACATTGGCATATTCTGGAGGACCTTCTGCTGCTGGCGTTTTTCTTACAAATCTGTCATCGCCGTCATCCATGACAAATTGTGTGCCGCCTACTCTGCTTACTGGTATTGGTTTAGTTTTATCATCTGAAGTTCCAGTGGGCATTCTTTTAGCACCTGGACGTTTGTCTAAGGGCCCTGGTGTTGATATACCAAACACAGATGGTGTTTGATTTCTTCGCATAGTAGATGAAGTTCTACCGCGTATATCATCCTCGATTAGTCCCTGTTCCAACATAAATCCTGCTATAGGATGGACTGTTGAGTGGGTGATAAGTCGACTGCTGATGAAGCAGCTATAGCAGGGACCATATTGTTCATATAGGTATCAGGAACACATCCTACCCAAAATCCCTTGCCGGTTTCTGATTCAAATACACATAATACAGTTACTCCAATATCTGGCGGAATAAAACTCATCCCATAGGATTTTTGTGTGTCATTAAATGCGTTTTCGTTGCCAGTATTAGAACCATTGAACACATAGTTTGTAGAGCCAAAAAATGGAGGACAATAATATACGTCCACTGTTTGACCTTCTAGGCCTATTGGATCAGAATCTGTAGTAATTAGAGTTACTGTTAATCTCCCCATAAAATTTGGATCTTTATGGGCAACTACTTTGGCTAAACGGATTCCTAGCGACCTCTGTTCTTGATATCGCTCTTCATTTAATCTATGCGTCTGTGCCATTATTATTTCCTAATTTAATTGCCATTATTGAGCTGTCTTTCTAAATCTTCACTATACTCTAGTTTTTGTCCCTGAGGTCCAGTTTTAACATTACCTTCCTTTTGAAAAGGCGGGTGCGGCAGATACCTCCGGAGTGCTTGCAATAGCAGGTTCAACTGCTGCTGCTGCCGGAGTTCCGTTTAGCTGAGCTCTATTAGGATCAGGAGTAGGTGATAGTCCTGGACTTTGTAAGAATGGGTCTGATTTCTGGTTGATTAATTCTTCAGGCTGTTGTCCTCGATCTCTAAATAAATTTAATTCTTGTGTAAAAACTCCGTCAATAAATTTACTTTTAACTGTTCTGATTCTAAACAAGCCGCTGTAAGGACTGTCCGTAAAACCAGCTGCTGGAAATAGGAACAGCGACCTTCCTTTAGGAGGAGCATCAACAGGACTCTTAAATCTTAGATAAAGTCGAATTTCAACTTCTTCGCTGGCCATCGTTCCGTCACTGTTGACCTGAGCTCCTGGTGCTACTGGTGCTACATTGTCTATAAAAACTCCAGATTTAGTTAGATAGTACGGGTCACCTAGTATGGTAAGATCTAACATTATCATTTCTGTATCTAACAACATAGCCTGTTCAAATGCTCTAGCTACTCTTATTTCTGCCGTATCTTTGGTGCCGCCGCCTTGTGGAGCAGCATAAGATGATCTTTTGTCTCTTAACATTTTTCCCGCATGAGTTTCTAAAGTTAATCCTTTAATATTAGTACCAGGTGTGTTTCCACCTACATCCTCGGGTTTAATAGTTTTTCCGTCGCTGTCTATAGCTCCTCGTTGACTATTATATCCTTGAGCTGACATAGCAGTATAAAAGGTATTGTCAAATTTTAGTTCCCAGCGAATAATATCATCGTTTTGTCCAGTGTACAGATAATCATATTTCTTTTTAATTTGAGCAGGAATGTCGTCAGGGGCAAATCCTTTGGTTTCGTCTGAAGGCAGTTTCCAATTTGAATGATGAGCTCTGTAAGGCCTAATATAATATTCTATGTCGTATGCTGGTCTGTTTTGCACAGTATCTAACTGAAATTTTTGGCCTTTATATTTTAATTTTGCCGAAGGCCTATACCAAACAACATAACCGTCCTTTGGAATATTTTTTAAAGCGTTAACACAGTACTCAGAAGTTTTCATTATTTCTTTAATGATGTCTTCAATTTTTCGAGGACGACCTTCTAACGCAGGAAAAGGAAAACTTCGTTTTCCTCCTTGTTTTTGATCCCTGTCCGCAGATTCGTTTTTAACAGTAGTACTGTTTGATCCACGCTCAGCAGGTTGTCCGTCTGCGTTGACAAATTTAGATTTTAAAATTTTATCTGGTTCGGCTCCGGATACTATAATTTTATATGTGTCTTCATTAACTATCAACTTACTGTCTTTTAATTTTAATTGTGCTTCGTTTAGTTTCTTAGTTAGATCTGCTAGAGCTTCTCCAACGGTGCCGCCTTCGACTGTTATACTACCTTCTACACTTCCATATACGTTATTAAATGCTTCAAGATTAAAATCTAAACATCTCACAGTATATTTGCTGCCACCTTCGTTAGACGTAAACTGTATTTGTTGTAATTTTATTGGATAATCTCTTGTTGTGCCTGGAATTATCTGTTGTTTAAAAGTGTTAGGTGTATATCCAAGAAATTCTATTCTTAATAACCAAGCACATTCTATATAATTTGTATATCCAGACTTGATAGCACTACATTTTGTAAAGCAGTACCAAACGTTCCGTTAGATTGCAAAGAATCTAAATTTGTTGGTGTCAATGGTGCTAAGGTAAAAACAGGAATAACATTGGTATAATATTTTAAAATATTATCTTCTACATTGCCAAATTGTTTAGCAGGACTACCGCTGTCTAGTTCTTTTCGTAAGTCAACTATTGCCCGGTCTGGCAACGTACCCCCCACTACGGCATTTATTTGATTAGCCATCTTATATTCCTAAATAATTCATTAAATTATTTTTTTGAGGTATTTTTATTTCTAATCCCGGTTCAAAATCATATATAGGATCTTTAATAATAGACATATTTCTTTGTACAAATACCCACCACAGCTTAGGTGTTCCATAAAGATCATAGGCTAATAGATCGGGTCTATGTTTATATTTTGTATCTATGATATAGGTAAAATCAGTATCGCTAGATGGCACTGGTCTAATCTTTAAGATATCTAAGTAAAGAGAATTTTGTCTAGTCTTAAACCAAGGTGATGTATTTTTATATGTGGCCATTATTAAAATCCTGTTAGTCTACCTGCTGAGTACTCAGCAAGATTAAATTCTCTTCGTACAACCGTTATAGTACTGTGCATTGGAACACTGTTGTTTCCGCTTGCTCCAGACTGTACCAATGACGGAACTGTTAGATACTGTACGTTATCTTTAAGGTCTACCTGAAAAGATTTAACTACCACTGGCAGAGAAGGCAACATTTCTGGCCCGTAGCCAGTTAACGTACACACAACCGGCGGAAATCCGGCAGGGACTGATTTACCATAAAACATTTTGGTAGCTGAACGCAGGAAATGATTTGCTGCCATCCAGTATTGACCTTCAGAAGCATTCTGTACAGTAAATTCGCCTTGTATAGTTATATCTTCAATCTGACTATTTTTGTATGCTTGGAAAGGAAAATTTGAATGAACAATTCCTTCAGTGCTTGAATAATTAGCTTTGTATGTTAAAGAAATATTTGGAGTATAGGGAAATATTAAACCTCCGGTTTCTATTAACCGTTTAAAATATGGATTTTCTGAAAAGCCATTAAATACAGTAAAATCAGTGTTCAACCGTATACGAGAATCGCCGGTAACACTGCGTCTAGTTGGTTCTTTGTCGTTGAGATCAACCCCAGCCGTCCACATGTTTAAAGTTGGTACCGAGGTAGTTGTTAATCGTTTATACGATAAGGCACCAAGATCAAACTTTAGATCTTTGACATTTTCATAAGCAGACTTTCCAAGCGATATTAAAGCAGCTATTGATCCTAGAGTTCCCAACGCTTTGTCTAAGCCACTGAAATCAGGAATATTCAGTCCCTTAGGCCTATTGTTATAACTATTACTACCACCCGGGGCGGCATACGCACTCACCGCCTGATCGGCAGCATTCTGAGGAGTATCGCTGGAACCACTTCTATTTGGTCCTGACGATCTTTCCGGGGCTGACTTCACAACAACTGCTACTCCGCCAATAGTAGTTTCCGTGTTTAATGGTAATGGCATAAATTGGTATCCTTTAGACTATTTATTTTCTTAAAAATGTGCTATTATTATATTTCCAGAGGAATCAATAGATGACAATAATACAACCACCAAAAGTAAAGTACTTAACAAACAAGGATTTACTAGCAGAAATACACAGAAGTAAAAATACATTTTGTTTTTATACCAGCCCAGAATATTCAGATTATGATCTAATAGTACCCAATCTTGACAAACTAAATGTGAGAACTATTGCAGAGGCCAAACGAAACAGAGCTGCTAAAGAAAGCAAGAAAGCACACGAAATAGCACAGCAGACCAATAAAAAAGCATCTGCTAAAGATTCAGAAATAGATTATAAAAAAATTAACAAACACGACCTTGTGTTTAGAATCATGACCTTTGATCATATACCTCTAGC